CTCCAAGCCCTACAAGAGTCAAGGTCGTTAAAATGTGCATTAAGGCGCACTTTACCTGTTAACGTACGTTTTATTGTACATTATGACTACAAATTGTGCAATTAAAGGCACATTAAGCAATATGCAAAAAGTGCAAAGTGTAAACTCAAATGAGCATAATGTGTAAAATGTCCAACTTTTGATATTAAAAACGTGACTAATAACTTTACCCTCGCAGAACTGACTGCTACAAAAACAGGGCTTCCTAACGCCTTACCCAAGCATCTGGAGGGAAACCTTCGTGCGCTTGCAGAAAAGGTCTTACAACCCACGAGAGATGCCTTAGGTGCGGTGAAAGTGACGAGTGCATACCGCAGCCCTGCGGTGAATAGCAAAGTAGGGGGAGCGAAGACCTCGCAGCACGTACAGGCTCAAGCTGCTGATCTAAAGTTTGATGGAGGTAACGAGGTTCTTTTTAATTGGATCCGGGAGAATTTAGATTTTGATCAGCTTATCTGGGAGTTTGGCACGGACAAAGCGCCAAGTTGGGTGCACGTGAGTTATTCTAATACCAAGAACCGAAAACAAATTCTAAAAGCAGTCAAACACAATGGCAAAACCAAGTACCTCACCTTTTGATAACTGGCTCAATGAACTCGAAACTAAACCCCAACCGACTTGCAATGTGGACAATCCTGCTGACTGCGACTCTTGCGGCTCTTAGCAGTTGCGCTTCTGTGAAACCAGTCCTTCAGAGTGTGATTGTAAGGGACACGGTGATTGTAACAAAGACAAAGTACCTAACCGACACGCTCGAACTTTACAAGGACACGACCATTTACCAAGACAAGGTACGTCTGCAGCTCCAGTACATCGACCGAAAGGTATTCGTTGAGGCAACGTGCTTGCCCGATACCATCCGGGTAACGCAGACCAAGATCCTAACGAAGGAGAGGAAGCAAAGGGGATGGACTTTTGAAGGTGCTGCAGTTATGCTTGGACTTATCCTCGTTGCTGCGTACTTCATCAAGAAGTGGATAGACAAGCTCGTAGAGTAGCGTAGCATCGCTTCTAACGAACTCAAATACTAAATTGGTATAGTTGCCTACCTTGAGGCATTTGGAGTCCGCAAATCAAAGATTCTATTCTTTTTCTTTATTTACTTTCTTTTTCTTTAAGTTGTTTGGTAAAGTTAAGAGTTGACTAACTACTAACTAAAGTCAAGTTAATAGTTGATTAAGTAGTTAAGTTAAGTAAGTTAACTATTCAACTTTGATAAAAAACAAAATAAATTTAACATACGCAAGTACTTATGCTAATATGTAATGATTCTAAATAATGAATGACCACATCTACATTTATTGGGATGATGTACCTTTGGCTAATGACACCAAAGTACTACATCGGCAAGACGTTGAAGATCGAGGCAAAGGATGTTGTAATGGACTTCCAACCGGACAATTATAATCTGGGAACGGCTCTCACGTACCTAATGAGAGCGGGCAAGAAGCCTCACAACCCGATCTGTGACGATATCCGGAAGGCAATCGCTCACCTTGAATTTGAACTTGAACGACAGAATGAGCAACGACCAACAAGCGAAGGAAGCCAAACAACAACAGCTAAGTATGCAGTACTATACTAATCCCGCCAAGCGCAGGAAGATTGACTTTATTCTTGAGGAATGCGCTACGCTTATGTCAAACTGCGAAGCCACATACAACGCTCGCCAACAGGCGAAGTACAAAGAACAGGAGCTTCTGGGTGAGATCGCCAAGATCGACCTGCATTTTGCAATTCAATGCGGATACTTGATCCCAGACAACTAACCTACAAGGTCGTAGTCGGTAAGATTCCAAGCCTCAATGCCTTCTACGCTTCCAAGCATTGGACTGTCCGGGCAAAGGCAAAGACTAAACATTGCCAAGAGGTCACGCTTCAGCTTGCGGAGTATGATCTGGAGCAGATAACGGATGTACATATCCTCTGCCGGGTGAATTACCGATACGATATCGACAATGCAATAATGGCGGTTAAGTTTGCTCTGGATGCATTTAAGACTTGGGGTGGAGTAAAAGATGACTCACGAGCCTATGTCCAGTCGCTGAAGATGGTTCACGATACTACAATTACAAAAGACACGGCAGAAATTACCTTCACGGGTATGGTTGTATCGGAATAGTTTTGTATATTTGTATAACTTAAAACCAATCAAGTTATGACTTTATCATTTTCTTCAGACGTATACACCGAGATGGTGCAAGTGCAACAAGCACAAATCCAAGCACTTCAAAACAAGATACAAGAGCTTGAAGCTCGTATTGAAGTTTTAGAGCAGCAATCAATTCTATTTATCTAAAACCAATCTATTATGTCAAAAATTATTTCAATCACACCGACAGGGCAATGGCAGGATTTATTCAAGCTTGAGGTTCGCTTCGACAATGGAGACTTCGGTACTGCCTTTGCTAAATCTCAAACCCCTCCCTACTCAGTAGGCGAAGAGGTGGAGTATACCAAGAATGAGAAAGGCACGGTAAAAATCCAACGTGCTAATGCCTTTGGCGGTGGTGGAGGCTATAACCAATCAGCTCCATCTGCGCCTAAAAATAACGATGAGCGCTCACTTTCAATTATCCGACAGGTAGCTCTAAAGGCTGCGGTCGAGTATGCCTGTGCTGCACAACACGATGTCAACACGATTCTCGCTAATGCAGAGACCTTTAACGCTTGGATGTCCGGTCAGAGCGCAGCTCCTGCCTCACATACTGAGCATTTCGCAAATCGTAACGACCCTTTCTGATTGGTTTTTTAATGGCCGTTACGTGAAGCCCCTCTTAGGAGGGGTTTTTTTATATCATTTATTTTTCTATATTTGTAAACCAATCAGAATAAATGATACATCCAGACTTACTAAGTAACGAATCTTCGTTACCATACCTCCAGAGAGCCCTCAAAGGCAAATACTACGACACCGGGAAGCTCGGAGTCTACGAAGTAGATCAGTACTTACGACTCAAAGATGGGGAGTTCGTAGTCGTGGTCGGCCACGCTAACGTGGGCAAGACACACACCCTGCTTTACCTTATGCTGCTTCAGTCGTATAACTTTGGCAAGAAGTGGCTGATCTATTCCGCAGAGAATGAAGTGCCAAGCCTTAAACGCAAGCTGATTGAGTTCCTCGTATGTAAACCTATCCAAGGCATTGATGAGGGGATAATGTTTAGGAAGTTGGACTTCATCAACGAGTACTTCCAGTTTATAGACGGCAACAGGCTATTTACCGCCTTTGAACTTCTGGAGGTAATGGACTCTATTAAGAACGAATGGAACTATACCGGGTGCCTTATCGATCCATACAACTCCTTATCCACGGATCAAAAGAAACTCGGCAAGACTGGTATGCACGAATACCATTATGAGGTCGCATCTGCCCTCCGGGTATTCGCTCACAAGAATAATGTAACGACAATCGTAAATGCCCACCCAGTAACAGAGGCAATGCGTAAGACCTTTTACAAAGGCCATAAGTATGAGGGGATGGCGATGCCTCCCAATACATCAGACATTGAAGGTGGGGGCAAGTGGGGCAACAGAAGCGACTGCGTGATCGTGATTCACCGCTTCGCTGCTCACGAGACAGACTGGATCTACACCCACATCCACGTGAGGAAGGTCAAGGAGATGGAGTCTGGAGGGAGGATCACGCCTCTCGAAACTCCCTTAATCTTACAGAGCGTTTTGGGTAACGTAGGGTTTATAATAAATGGACGTAACTTGCTGCCGATAAAATTAGATGAAACACCTGCGAGCGATGTACCCTTCTGACGACACCCACGATCTATACATCCGGGAGAAGCAGCTAATGCTGGCAGGCACTGCGATGTGGTTAGCGAAGCAAGCAGCAGACAAATCAAACGGCAGGGAAGTACAGGATGACTTGCTTCACCACGTTATGAGCTGCCACTATGCAGACCTACTCCTTCAGCAGTTTATCGACTACCGCCAGTTTACCGAAGGCAAGATGAACGAGATGTACTTGGCGAACTCAAAGCTCCGGGTTGACTCCGAGCAAATGATATATGAGATCCAGAGGCTGCAGGGCATAATAGAGGATCAGTTGTGAAACAGATACTCAGTCCGTTCCAGAAGTACGAATGCTTTGCAGTCGATGGGGTGGACTATCTGGTGATCGATTATACAATAATCCAAGACAAGGATGACAAATTAGTGGAGTGGGCAAGCGAAATAAAGTTCAAAAGACTTTCGGATCACAAGCACTACACTATGCCAATTACCAAAATAATAACCAATCACAAAGAGGGCAGGGCTAAACACTGCAAATGCAAATGAGACCATTCGAAATACGCCAACTAAAAGTATCTAAAGAACAATACTATGCCCGTCTGGGATTCCAAGACAACGGAAGCCGAGCGCATAAAGAGAGCACCGCACGTGCAGCATTCGTTTCAGCATTCCGAAGCCACGCAAGCCTCCACGAATTAGGAGAGGCCATAAACAAAGACCATAGCAGCGTAGCGTATGCCGTTAGGATGCACCAATCTCGGTTAATCTATGGGGACTATCTGCATTACTACAATGTAGCGTGTTGCGTTCTGGAGGAAAACCCTATGGCAACAATCGACAAGCCCGACTTTGAAGGGCTGATGCAGGAATTAAATAAACTCAATGAGGTCGTAGTAGAGTTATCTAAGTATAAAGAACTATACTTAACCTTAAAGAAAACATTTGATGAGTTTTAACGTAAACATTTGGCCGATCACTGGATTATTACTTGGAGTAAACTATGCCTCGACCACGGATATGGATGGCGATGACCTACAACAGGAGCTGCAGTTTGCATTGTTTGTGATTATCATTGAGGTAGTCTGGTGATCGCTGCCTTTTACATAGAGAACCGCTACAAGTTGGCGAACTTTATTAAAGGCTACGCTGGCGATTTTGAGCTGGCAGAGGATGTCGTGCAGGAAGTATTTTTGAGGCTCCTGCTTCTGGAGGCAGATGGCAAGACTCACTTCGCACAAGATGGGAAGGTTAACTTTTTTTTTGTTTACCGGGCTTGCGTTAACCTATGCATCAAGCTCTCGACTGCAAAAAAGAAATTCCAGAAGATCAGCTTCGGGGATATCACGGAACTCGATGAATGGCTGCAAGCAACAGACGAGCAATACCCCTACGAATTGGATGCCCGATACGAGGAATTACTTACTACCTTAAACGATCAAGTCGAGACCCTTCGATGGTATGACAAGGAAGTACTAAAACTAAGCCTTGAGCATTCCGTGAGCAGCCTCGCTCGAGGCACAACGATATCCAGAGACTCATTACGCAACACCTTAAAAATAGCAAAAGATGAAATCAAGCAACGAACAGAGCCCAGCTACAAAGCGTGGAAGGAAGCCGAAGGGCTTGGGTGACGTAGTGGAATCAATCACTACGGCTACTGGAATCAAAGCTGCGGTCGATTGGTTCAGCGAAGCCACGGGGGTGGACTGCGGATGCGATGCTCGGAAGGCAAAGCTAAATAAAATGTTCCCGATCAACAATCCGGAGTGCTTGACTAAGGAAGAGTACGATCTTATCGGATCCTTTATCGGCACAAATCAACTTACCCACGTTCAGAGGGTACGCATAGCGGAGATCCACGCACGGGTCTTTAGGCATAAATATGATCTGCCCTGCACCTGCAGTCCCAGACTATGGGCTAAATGGATCAAGAACCTCACCGACCTACATACGGCTTATGAAGTATAACGCCCGGAAGTTTGTCCAAGCATCCTACGATAGAAACGATGACTGGGGCAAAGAGGTCGTTATGAGATGGCTTACCTCCCACGGCAATAGGTTCACGATAGTGGACAAGGTGATCGAGGATTACAAGGTTGACATAGTTGCTTATGATAGCAAAGCGGATAAGCAGGTAGGGTTCGAGGTAGAGGTAAAGCACAAATACCCGTTCTCAGATGCGGAGTCTTTTAAGTTTGAGACGGTGAGTTTTTTGGGTAGAAAAAAAAAGTACGGGGACTTTTGGTACGTGATCGTATGCGGAGAGACTGAGGCGATACTGCTGGCGCATAGCTTTGAGATCTACAAGGAAGAGTATAGGGAACTCCAGACTATCAACACCAACGAAAGGAACGGGCTGGATGAATTCTACCGGGTGCCAAAAGACAAGTGCTTGTTTTACAAGACTATGAAGGGGGACAAGTAGTCCTCTTTTTTTTATTTATTTTTTTATTAGATTGTGAATAATACAAAAAGTTGTGTATATTTGGGTATAGTTAATAACCAATCAATTAAATAAAACCAATCAAAATGTTTAATAAGTACAAATGGCTCGAGGAGCAAAAAGAAGCGTTAAAAGAATATATTATTGAAGAAATAGATAATGGCAATACTCCCGACTACGGAGAACTTTGCGAGCAGCTTCAGAATGACATCGACACAGATGTTATTTACTACAATGACTGCTGGAACATTTGCAGAGAGCTTGCCCAAGTCACGGAATGGGATAAGATGGAACTCGGCCCGGTAACGAGCCTACAACAACTTGCATACGCATCCTTGTATGAGTTTGCTAATGAGACATTAGATCTGGAGGAATTACTTAACGAAACAATCAATGAAAATGCATAATCTTAAAGTACTTATCGCCAAGACGATCGCTTCTGCTGCGATTATCTTTTGCCTTATCGGCAGTCTCGCCTTTGTTGAATTTCTAATTAACTTATAAAATGATCTTTACCTACAACGACCTAAAGTTCTGGCTTGAGCAAGCCGATCTTCTCCCACAATCATATTGGGATGCTCTGGAGGACTATGATCCGGATCAAAAGAACTCCGATGAAATCCTCGCTAAGTGGCTCGGGTATGTCCACGTAGCTGACTTTTACAATTACGAGCTGGACATTACGTACATCGAAGAGTCTTACAACGAGGATGGGTACACCAATACTACCGCTTATCCTGTTACATCCATCCAAGGCAATGTACCGGATATGGATGAAGAGATCTACATTAAGTGGATGAACTGGGCAACCAGCGTAGCTTCTGAGGAATGAGCAAAGAAATAGTATACATTGAGCCAGGAGACATATTCTCATACGGGTATAATCCAGACCAGCTTGCAGTACTAATGCACTTCGATGGCTTTCGCCCCGGTGCAGATGGCGTAGAGGAATTTATGATTGACTTCCCTATGCACGAAGACTATTACGATGCGATGAAATACTATTGCAGTCGGTACGAAGAATATATGATTAAAAAATTTGCTGAAAAATGAAATACGAAACTATCTCCCAACTACTCCGACAACTGAAGTCGGTAGACGTATCCGAATCAATCCTCAAAGACATCGAGACCATTGAAAAGGTTACCTTGCGTATGGCTTACCACGATGCCCTGCTTCGTGTTCCCTTTGAAGAATGGTACGAAGCAACATTTAAAACAGAATCAAAATGAAAATTATAGAACTACTTGACGGCTCCATTTGGGAGATGGAAACAATCCTTGAGAAGATGCAGGATGACCAATTCTACTATGGGGATCTGGGCAAAAATGCCCTATCCTCTTCTGCGTGTAAACTCCTACTCACCTCACCCAAGACATACCATTACGTTACGAAGTATGGAAGCGAGGACTCCGATGCTTTTGCAGTAGGCAGACTCGTTCACCTTATGGCTTTAGAGCCTCACAAGGTAGCGGACTATGAGGTGATCGAAGTCCAGAGCAAGAACGCAAAAGCTTGGCAGGATGCAAAGGGCAAGCGTAATCTTTGCACCCGGAAGGAGTATAACGAGGCTCAGAGAATATCCGATGCGCTGCTGCGCAACGAGAACGTACTGGGGCTTATCACGGGCTGCGAGTTTGAGGTGCCGAAGATCGGTACGATTGGAGGCCTTCCGTTCCGGGCGAAGGCTGACATCTATGCAGATGGATTCTTGGCTGACTTAAAAACAACAACCGACCTCAGAGCATTCCCCTACTCTGCTAAAAAGTACGGCTACGATGTGCAGGCATTTATCTACACCCGACTCTTTGGAGTGCCGATTGATAAGTTCTACTTTATCGCTATTGACAAGGCGAGCCTTGACATAGGCATCTACTCGGTGAGTCCAGAGTTCGTTGCAGAGGGTGAGCGTAAGACTTTAGAGGCTATTGAATTATACAAGCAATTCTTTATCTTAGGGGAGGACTTGGACTCTTATACAATAGTAGGCACGTTATGACCGACATCACTAAATGCACAGGCGAAGGCTGCCCATTAAAAGAAAACTGCTATCGCTACACCGCCCCTCGGGAGATGTATCAGTCGTTTTTCTTTGGAATACCAATCAAGAACGGCAAGTGCGAATACTATTGGAATACTAAACTTTAACATCAAACCAATCGTTGCATTTTTTGCAACACCTCAAACACCAAAGAATAATGCAAGACCAATTTATGAGGATTGCTATGGCGCAGCTCCGTAGCACCTACCCCTTCAAACCCCAACGTAGAGCAGTAGCTGCTCGGATGTGGGTAAAGTATCTGGAGCGCAAATGCTCTATATTGTAACTCCCTGCTCAAGGCCTCAAAACCTTGTGAGGATAAGACAATGCATCCCAGAGTACGCAACGTGGGTAGTTATGATGGATGCTGCTACCGACTTCAAGGGAGCAACAGGCGCATCCATAACCCACTACTCTACCCGTTCTGGATCTTGGGGACACCCCTTACGCAATGAGTTCCTTGAATTGTATGCTGACTCTTTTACTCCAGAGGATTGGGTGTACTATCTTGACGATGACAATATCCTACATCCAAAATTCATAGAGGAATGGAACAATCTAAATTCCCTCGATTGCTCAATCGTAACGTGGGGACAAGTGGGTAGGCTACGCCCTACCGACCAACCTCGAGTCGGGAACATAGATACGGCCTGCTATATGTTTAAGCCCTATGATCTACCGACCCTCCGCTTTGAAACAAGCTACGAGGCCGATGGCATTTTTGCAGGCGAAGCCGCAAGACTTGGATCGCTTATCTGCGTAGATCAGCCCCTTTGCTACTACAATGCTTTGGCTTGAAAAAACATACGAAGGTTTATCTCAAAGGGATGGGCTACTCCACAACTGACTTTATCCCCTGCGAGGTATGTGGATCTCAATCGGTAGACATCCACCATATAGAACCCCGAGGGATGGGAGGGAGCAAGATCCGGGATAATATCGAAAACCTTATGGCATTATGCAGGACTTGCCACCACGAGGCAGACTTCGGAACTAATCTAAAGAAAGACTACCTTTACGAGGTTCACAACCACCATCTATCAAAAAGAGTTATTTAGTTATGCAAAGAGCAGCAATCGGTACAATACTACCAAACCCAACCAACCCTCGCATCATTAAGGATGCAAAGTTCAAAAAATTAGTACAAAGCATTACAGAGTTCCCGGAGATGTTAGAACTCCGGCCTATTGTAGTTGACAAAAACTATGTTGTGCTTGGAGGCAATATGCGCTTAAAGGCTTGTATCGCTGCAGGGCTTAAGGAGGTGCCTATCCTTGTCGCTGACAACCTATCGCAAGAACAACAAGAGGAGTTTATGATTAAGGACAATGCCTCGTTCGGAGAGTGGGACTGGGACATACTCGCAAACGAGTGGGATGCAAACAATCTAAATGATTGGGGACTTGATGTGCCATTTCTTAATGAATCATTGCAGCCCATTAAGGGATCGGATCCAGAGATTGAAATAACAGAGGAGATTCTTGAGGAACACAACTACATTGTATTTACTTTTGACAATAAGCTTGACTGGCAGGTAATAAAAGAGATATTTGCTATTACCACAGTATGCAAACCTGGATTTACTGATACCTACCAACAGAAGGGCTTAGGGCGTGTTCAATCTGGCAAAAAATTATTAGATGTACTTCAACTGAAATGAGATACAATGTATACATCCCAAGCAAGGGAAGATCTGGGAAGGTAACGACTCACAATCTTTTTTTAGATTCAACAATCGTTTGTCCGGAAAGCGAGGTACATCTCTATGAAGAGCATCACGATAAGGTAATTGGAGTACCGGATGAGGTAAAAGGAATTACAAAGACTCGCAATTGGATCCTAAACAATATCACTGATGAATGGCATATACAGGTCGATGACGATGCATTGTCTTTTCATCTGTTTGAAGGTGGCAAGATGCGAAAATTCATAGATTCAGAAAAAATACACGAGATCATTGACAATCAATTTCAACTCTGCGAAGATTGGGGACTTAAAGCTTGGGGATTCTCACTCGCTGCTGATTATAAGTTCTACCGAGAGTACACGCCATTCTCTACACAGGGAGTAATTGGAGCAAACATCATTGGTATCATTAAGAACGAACTGCGGTTTGATGAAAGGCTAAAAGTCAAAGAGGACTACGACTACTCAATGCAACATATCGAAAAATACAAGGGAGTGCTTAGGTGTATGAAATATGGCATCGATGTAGTGCATCTTACTAATGAAGGTGGCTGCGTTGCTTATCGAACTAAGGACACTGAAATGGAGGCATACAATGTTCTGGTTCAGAAGTGGGGCAGAAAAGTGGTCAAACTTCAGAACAACAAGAACTTCGTAAAAATGATCTCACCACGTAAAGGGGTATGACAAAAACTGACATCCATAAAAAGGCAATGCTCGATGCATTGGAGAAATCTTTGGGAGTAGTTACTTCTGCTTGTAAAAGCGTGGGCATCGCCCGACAGACTCATTATGAGTGGATGAAGGAGGATGCTGATTACAAAGCAGCAGTCGATGAACTATCAGACGTAGCCATTGACTTCGCAGAGAGCCAATTGCATAAGCAGATAAGGGAAGGCAACTCTACCGCTACTATCTTTTTTCTAAAGACCAAGGGCAAGAAGAGGGGATACATAGAGAGGCAAGAGGTAGATATCCAGACCCCGAAGCTATTTCACATAGAGGTGCTTGGCGAAGATTGAGACCAACAAGGTATATGGCCACTTAAAGCGAAGCACTAAGAAAATAGTTGTCGAGCAGGGCGGTACCCGTAGCGGAAAGACATACAACATCCTGCTATGGATCATATTCCATTACACGGATAAGAACGATGGCAAGACCATCACGATCTGCCGTAAGACGTTCCCTGCGCTCCGGGCTTCTGTTATGAGGGACTTCTTTGAGATCCTCCGGAACCACGATCTATACAATGAGATCTACCATAACAGATCGAATAGCGAGTACTACTTAAATGGCAATCTGGTGGAGTTCATCAGCCTCGACCAACCCCAGAAGATTCGAGGGCGCAAGCGCAACCTGCTTTACATTAACGAAGCTAATGAGCTGACGTATGAGGACTGGCAGCAGCTCATAATGAGAACCGAGGATCGGGCAATCCTGGACTATAACCCTTCGGATGCGTTCCATTGGATTTATGATAAAGTCGTACCAAGAGATGACTGCGACTTTTTTCAGACTACCTACCTCGACAATATGTTTTTAGATCAGAGCATCAAGGATGAAATCCTCCGGTTAAAGGATACGGACAATGACTACTGGCGTATCTATGGTCTGGGGGAAAGGGGTATGAGTAGGGCTACGATATTCCAGTATGGGCAGGCAGATGTCCCAACAGATGCAAAGCTTCTATCCTATGGGATGGACTTCGGGTTTACAAATGACCCCACGGCTCTCGTTGCGGTATATGAGGCTAATGGCAGCTTTTACTTTGATGAACTGCTTTACCGCACGGGGATGACTAATAACGATATCGCAAACATCCTTACCTCTATCGGTATCGATAGGCGCACCGAGGTATATGCTGACTCCGCAGAACCCAAGTCAATCGAGGAACTATATCGGAGGGGCTACAATGTAAAGCCCACGACTAAGGGTGCGGACTCGGTAAACGCAGGAATCGATATAATGAAACGATATAAGCTATTCATCACTCCCCGGAGCATCAATCTGGAGAAGGAGATGCGCAACTACAAATGGACTGAGGATAAGAACGGCAACCTCCTTAATAAACCAATCGATGCTTTTAACCACGCAATCGATGCTGCGAGGTATGCTATATTTAGCAAGAAAAATAACCCTAACTTTGGCAGATATTCTGTACGATGATATACGTAGCCGGTCAACCGGGTGGAGTTTACTACCACCGCCTCCAGATACCATACGAGGACTTGCTGATGCGAGGATACCTCGTGAAGTTTGGAACCATCCAAGAACTCGATAAGTACAAGGGTGCAATCACGCATCTCGTTGTCAACCGAGGGCTGAGTACCACGAATCACAAGGCGTTCCGGTATATGCTGGATCAGAACAACATCAAGCTGATACTTGACTTAGATGACTGGTGGATGCTACCGAGGCATCACGCCAACCATAGCAACCAAAAGACGCAGGACATCCTAACGACTATTAAGATAGCGGATGAAGTGCATACGACTAACGAATACCTTGCGAGCAAGATCCAAAAAGAAAACCCTTACATACCTATCTGGGTTCTGCCGAATGCGATAGACCCACGCAGATCTCAATGGGAGAACATAGAGAAGGTCGAGGGCTTTAACGTAGGATATATGGGTGCATTGCATCACGATGAAGACTTGGCGTATAACCGCATCAATTTAGAGGGGCTTAATGCTTACACCATTGAGTACTATAAAGAGTCGCTAAGAGCCTCTAATGCGTTTGAGGGGGCTGACTACACGAAGTATGGGGAGTTGTATAAGAACATCCACGTCAGTATCGCCCCACTTTCACCGAGTGCCTTTAACAGATGCAAGTCAAACCTAAAGGCTATCGAGGCTGGGTTTACTAAGACGTGCATAATAGCGCAGGATATGCATCCATATACCCCGCTTTTGAATAAGAGCAATGCGATCCTATGCAAGGGGCCGGGGCATTGGGAAGAGGAACTGCGGAACCTCGACCCTCAGAGATGCGCTGACCTTGCGGAAAGGCTCTATGAGGATGTACAATTCTACCACATTACCAATATCAACGACACACGCCAGCAATGCTTCGCACAATAAAAGTACCCACTATCTGGGCTGACCTTAGCCTAAAGGACTTCCAGAGGTTTATGGGGGCTAACCCCACGGATGAAACGGCTGAGGACTTAGCTCTATCGATATTCTGTGGCATCGATAAGGATGAGCAGGACTCGTTCCCGGTAAAAGAACTCGAGGATATCAAGACAATAATTGCTGGGGTATTCACGGAGAACCCACCCCTGCACCGTTTCGTGCATATCAATGGCGTAAAGTATGGCTTTCACCCTAAGCTGGAGGACATATCGCTCGGGGAGTTCGTAGATCTGGAAGAGTATATGAAGGAGCCTATCAAGAATGCTCAGAAGTGGATGGGGGTGCTATACCGCCCCGTGATTAAGGAGGCATACGGAAGGCACGAGATAGAGAAATACCATCCGGATAAGCACGATGGATCAGCATTTGAGGCCATCACGATGGACGTAGTGCAGGGTGCGCTGCTTTTTTTTTATCGTTTAGAACTCGGACTGCAGATGTCTTCGCTGACTTATTTGAAGCAAGTGGCGAAACAAGGGAAATCCTCGACTCCAGAACTGCCTTCGGTAAACGATGGGGATGGTATGCAATC